AAGCTGCGCCCCATCTGGCCCCAGGTCGGACCCTTCTTGGAGTGCAGGCCGATGTTCGACCACATCTTGCGTTTGGCGTGGTCGCCCGCAGTGACCACGAACTCGGCGGCGAGATAGATGGAGCCGGTCTCGAAGGACTCGGTGGCGTAGCCGCCGCCCCAGCCTTGCGACGGATCGTCATAGCCACCGGGCTTGATGGTCATGCGCACCGGGACAGTGGTGCCCTTGGGGATCAGGTCGAAGCCGGACTGTTGGGGGTCGGCATCTTGGAAATCAAAATAGTTGGACAACATGGCGATTACTCCTTGGATTCGGTGGTGTTCGGGGTGGCGGCGCTGGCGGGCACGGACGTGCCTGCGCACTTGGCGATCAGCGCGCCGAGATGCGGCGGCTCCAGCAGGTCGAGACGACCGCTGCGGTCTTTGGCCGGGAAGCCGTAGGGATTGAGGGTGTGGGTGACGAAGGCGCGGTAGGCACTGCCGTCCTCGGCCTTGATCTCGGCCAGTGTCACGACCTCGTCGACGATGCCGGGCAGCTCCAGACTGGTCTTGCTGCCTTCGATCTGCGGCACGAACACCTTGCGGTTGTAGTCATCAAGGCGTTCGTCGAGGATCGCCACGAACACCACGTTCTTGCCGCGTGCGTGCTGCAGGTGGGTCAACGCGCCGATCATTTCCTGCCCGAGCAGGCCGTAAGCGCCACGCATGTCAGGCTTGCCGGTGCGGTCGCTGACGGCACCCGGCTGCGTCTTGCACCACGCGAAGCACTGGCGCGACAACTGCGTGATCGAGTCGAGGAAAAAGGTCTGGTAGCGGTAGAGTTGCGCCGGGTCGCCAAACTTTTCGATGACGTGGTCGTAATGCGCCTGCGAGAACGCGCTCTCTGGCGGCAGCGACTTGTCCGGGCCCGCGAGGAACACGAAGAAGTCGCGGCTCTCCGGCCACGATGCTGGGCGGATGGTGTCGCCCGGCCAGTCGGCCACGGCGAGATCGCCTGCCTCAATGTCGAGGAACAGCGTGGTGGCAGGGTCTAGATCTTTGAGCCGCGTGGTCTTGCCAATGCCGGACTTGCCCAGCATCAGCAACTTGACGCCCTTGCGCTCGGCCATCCGCTCGATGGCGGACACGATGGGGAGCTTTTTCATGCCGCACCCCCATCGAGCGTCAGGGTGATGGTCGGCTTGCCTTCCTCGACCGTGCGCGCAGTCGCAAACTGCTCCTGCAGCGCCGTGGGCCAGTTGGTGTAGCGGGACTCGGAAACCGACAACTTGACGTCGATGTAGTCCTCGACCTTGTCGCCTGAGGCGACGATGCGCTCGGCCATCTCCTTGAGGATGGTCTGGCTCCAGGTCACCTTCTTGGGGAGCTCGTACTTGACGTGCAGTGCGCCGTCGTTGACGTGGGCGGTGCCGAAATCGCGACCGGAGTCACGCAGTGCAGTACGGGCCTGCTCGCCGTAGCGCTGGAGCTTGGCGGCATCCAGCTTGGCGCGCAGTGGCTTGAGAAACGCGATGGCCTCATCGACATTGCGCTCGGCGTCCAACAAATCCTGGATCGGCGCGGCCGCCAGTTGAGCGACGGTCATGCTCGCGAGGTCGGCCGGGTAGAGAGTCAGTTCTTTCATGGCTGCTCTCCTCAAACCGGCACACGTTCGGACGTCGAGGCGTAGACGTGACGCTTCTCGTAATCGAGCACGCCGTTCTCGCCGTCGAGGGGATAGGCCACCTTCTTCGAAAACTTGTTGAAGACAGGGCCCCGACCCATGCCGCGCCAACGCGTGAGCGTCTTCGGGGACATGCCCCAGCGATTGGCGAGCTCGACCTCGCTGAGGAATCGCCGCTGGGACAGCGCTGCTGATTCAGGGGTGGGCGTCGAACTGAATCCGACGCCGGAATTGAGGCCCGGTGTGCCACCGAAGCCTCCTGACAGTGCCATTGAATAGGCCATTGCCGTGCTCCTTCCCGTTCAGGGATTGGGGCGCGACCGGTGGCCAGTCCTGTACTGACCGTTGATGCCGGTTCACGCCTTCATCGGGGAAGGCGCTACATCCGGCGTAGCAACAGCTACTTTTGGCGTAGCCGAGAAATATTTCTGCGAGACCCCCGCTACCCGAGGGACGCGATCAACCGGCGTTGCTCATTCCAGTCCAAGGGCACCTTGGCCCGCAGGATGGCTTCCAAAGACACTGCCCGAGGCAGCCGTCCTTCGTAGGCGGCCTGGATGATGTCGGGGGCGAGAAGCGCCAGCCGCAGCAGATCGTTGACCGTGGAACGGTGGATACACTCCCGTTCAGCGATCTCGGTGCCGCTGGCCACCGTCCCGTTGTCGATCAACTGCTGCCAGTAGATGCCGCGCCCCAGTGCCTTGAGTAGCGGGCGATCCTGTTCGGGGGTGAGCACCGGGGTATCGGTGACGGCAATCGGCTGGCTGACGCCTTCCGGTGCGACGATCACCTTCTTGATGCCGCGCTTCTTGAAATGGAAGGGCACGAAAGTCGTGATCCGGACACCGCCGCCCTCCAGCGGGTGGCGGCGCTCGTGGGGTTTGCCATCGCCGACCAGCTTCTTGGACGAGCGGTTCATGGGGCCACCTCCATTTCCAGCAGCTCGCCCCCAATGCTGTCCGCCTGCAACTCACCGGCCAGCTCCCGCCATCCCGACTCGCGCCAGACGATGTCGACACCATCGGAGAGGAGCTGGACGCGCTCGATCAGCAGGTTGACCAGCCGCACCTGCTCAGCGGGGAACAACTGCTTCCAGACCTCCCCGAGGCGGCGCATGGCCAGCACGGTGGTCGGCTCGTCGATCTCCGGATACCTGCCGCGCACCGTGTTCCAGACCCCTTGGATGCTTTCGGGCGACTGGAGCGCACCCACCAGCAGGTTCACCACCACTTCCTCGATCTGGTCGGCCGGGATCATCCCGGTGGCGCTGCTGCGGTAGCCGTAGCGGCTGTCCGCCTTGGGGATGTAGTAGCGGTACTTCTTGCCCGAGGGCTTCTTGCTGTAGGTGATGTGGTACTTGCCACCATCAGTGCCGTACATCAGGCCGCGCAACAACGCGTCGGTCTTGTGCCGGGTCTGGGTCTTGCCCATGCGCTGGTGCGCGTCCTCAGACAAAATGTTCTGCACCCGATCCCACAACTGACGGGTGATGATCGGCTCGTGCTGTCCAGCAAACACCGTCCCCTTGTGGCGGATTTCGCCAACGTAGATCGGATTGCGCAGCACCTTGGAGATGTACTTCTTGTCCATCGGCGTGCCGTTGCGCACGCTGCCGTCCTTCAGCCGGTTGGGCTTGGTGGTGATTCCCTCCAGGGCCATCTCGCGGATGATGTCCGTGATGCAGCGCGTTTCGGTGAAGCGGGTGAAGATGCGCCGGATGGTCTCGGCATCCTTCTCCTCGATGACCAGCTTGCGGTCTTTGACCTCGTAGCCCAGCGGGGTGTAACCGCCCATCCACAGGCCCTTGCGCTTGCTGGCGGCGATCTTGTCGCGGATGCGCTCGCCGGTGACCTCGCGCTCGAACTGGGCGAAGGACAGCAGGATGTTCAACATCAGCCGCCCCATCGACGTGGTGGTGTTGAATTGCTGGGTGACCGACACGAACGACACCTTGTGGCGCTCGAAGACGTCCACCAGCTTGGCAAAGTCGGTCAGGCTGCGTGTCAGGCGGTCGATCTTGTAGACGACCACGATGTCGATCTGGTCGGCGATGATGTCGGCCATCAGGCGCTTCAAGGCCGGGCGCTCCATGTTGCCGCCCGAGTACCCCCCGTCGTCGTAGTCGTCGCCCACCGGCAACCAGCCCTCGGCGCGCTGGCTCACGATGTAGGCTTGGCCTGCCTCGCGCTGGGCGTCGAGGGAGTTGAAGGACTGGTCGAGGCGCTCGTCCGTGGAGACGCGGGTGTAGACCGCGCAGCGCTTCTTGGTCACGACGGCGTTCATTTGGCACCTCGCTTCTGTTTGTTCTTGGTGATTCCGAAAAACAGCGGCCCTGACCACTGGGTGCCGGTGATGTGGCGGGCGACTCCCGACAAGCTCTTGAAGCGGCGGCCTTCGTATTCAAAGGAGCCGTCCGCCTGCGCGGTGACGCGGTGTTCGCGGTTGTCGAATTCCCGCACCAGCACCGTGCCGGGAATGACCTGGACTTCGACGCCGCGCTGCGTCTTGATGTTGGATTGAGCTTCGCCGATCCGTGCCATTTGCGTCTGCACGAGCAGCGTGGTGCCCAGTGCCTCCTCCTGAATCTTGTAGGCGACGCGGCCTTCGACATAGGCCCGGTTATGGTGGGGTGGTCGCTGCGGGAAATACTTGTCCCAAACCGCCCACAAATCTTTCATGGCCAGTTTGGGCAGATTGGCGATTTGCGCCGCCAGAGAGGGTGGTGTTATTGGTGCGTTCACTTGAAAACTCCTTCTGCAGAGGGGTTTGTATGAACGCGCTCGGGTGCCGAGAAGCCAAGTGAAATATCGCTGTCTTGTGGACGCGTGGAATGCAAGCGCGCGATGGCGGCCGCGATGATTTCTGCGGCCTCGCGTGCCCGTTGTCGCGGGGACATCAATTCAGGGAGTGTTTGTTCGACGGTCATTTCGGTAGCCAGTAAAGTTGTCAGACCGTTACGAAGAATATGCACACAGGGCGGTCGGGGTATCCCGTTTCAGCGTGCATCAGATAGGGAGAGCGAGATTTCGAGGAGATTTTTCTGGGCGACGTTGATCGCCCTGGCGGCGTGGAGTGCCAGGGCGGAGACCATCACTGGTCGAGTGGTTGGCGTGGCCGACGGCGACACGGTCACCGTCCTCGATGCGGATAGGACGCAGCACAAGATCCGGGTGGCAGGGATCGATGCGCCGGAGAAGAAGCAGGCATTCGGGCAGCGATCCAAGGCGTCGATGTCCGACCTCGTGTTCGGCAAAGACGTCGTCGTGATGAGCAGCAAGCGCGACCGCTACGGGCGGCTTGTTGGCAAGGTACTGGTCGCCGACCCCTCCTGCACCGCACGCACGTGTCCGAAGACACTGGACGCAGGGCTGGCACAGATCACAACCGGGATGGCTTGGTGGTACCGCCAGTACGCACGGGAGCAGTCCGCCGAGGATGCCGGTGCCTACGAGTTCGCTGAGCAGGAGGCGCGCGGCCGCCACGCCGGGCTGTGGCGCGATGCCGATCCGATAGCCCCTTGGGACTGGCGTCGCTCCTCGCGCCCGTAGTCAGGCCAGAGATTTTCTGCGTTGGGTCGCCTCCATTGACCTGATGTTCATCAGGTCATATATTGTCCAAATCGGCGAGGAGCAATGCCATGAGCAAGCGAAAGACCGAAGGCATTACGGAGCCGCAGGCAAGAACGCTGAGGGCGATTTGCCAAATCCTCGACAACACGGGCCTGCCGCCCACCGTCAAGGAATTGGCCGAAGCCCTGGGCATCAGCCACGCCAGCGCTCATGAACAAATCGCGCAGTTGGTACGCAAGGGGTATTTGAGGAAAGAAGAAAAAAAGGCACGGAGCATCGTGATCGTGAAGCGCAACGAATGACCGCGATGCTTTGATTTCAACAAGGGGAATCCTGGATGGGACACGTTCGGCTCGGGGTACTGCCAAGAACGAAGGCGTGGAAGGAGGTCGTCGAACTGATCGCCGCCGGTGCTGACGTCTC